AAACGTGAATACGGACCAAACTCAGATTATTATAAAAAGGCTGGAGCGCAACAACAGCATAATGCTGACGGAGCAGAAGACGGCGATGAGGCCAAACTTAAAGCAGCGGCTGGAAGAGCAGCAAGCGCTAATAGATCTGCTAAAGCGCGATATGAAAAAGATGCAGCAGAGCGATTGAGGGCCAAACTTGAGGGTGTGACGGACAAGCATGAGCGATTTGAGATCACATACGGCCACTGCCTGTGGGAGTTTGAAACGCTCATGTATCGCCAGCGCAAACGTGAAGCCCTACCATCTGGCCCGCGCAGGCCGACCACAATGGCCCCGTCAATGAAGCGTGCAGCTGAGGCAAGCAAACAGCACAGCATTGACCAAGGCAATCGCCTGTTTTCGCTAATACCGTATGACCAGCGCGTGACGGCAGCAGAGGCCGCTGAGCTGCTGGGAGACAGCGTGCCGCGCACGTCAAGTTATCTCAAGAAAATGTGGGAGGCGAACAAGGTTTATCGCGTGCGAGACTTTGTTGAAGTGCCTGGCTATACCAAGCGGCAGTGGCGCTGGGTGTTTAGCAAGCAACCCATTCAGCCGTTGAATAACTGTTTTGATGAGGGTGACACATGAAATACGGCTCAGTTTGCTCTGGCGTTGAAGCCGCCACTGCCGCGTGGCATCCACTTGGATGGAAGCCGCAGTGGTTTAGTGAGATAGAAAAGTTCCCAAGCGCCGTGCTGGCGCATCATTACCCAGATGTCCCTAACCTTGGCGACATGACACAATTTAAGGAGTGGCCCATTGACAGATCAATTGACCTTTTGGTCGGAGGAACCCCCTGCCAAAGTTTTTCAGTCGCAGGACTTCGCAAGGGACTTGATGACCCAAGGGGAAATCTCATGCTCACCTATCTTGCCATTGCTGCACAATATCAGCCCAAGTGGCTGGTTTGGGAGAACGTCCCCGGCGTCTTGTCTAGCCAACGAGGTCGGGATTTTGGAACCTTCCTCGGGGCGTTGGGCCAGCTCGGGTATGGGTTCGCCTACAGAGTGCTTGACGCTCAATATTTCGGAGTGGCCCAGCGACGCCGCCGTGTGTTCGTTGTCGGATACCTTGGAGACTGGCGACGCGCCGCAGCGGTTCTATTTGAGCGCGAAAGCCTGTCAGGGAATCCTGCGCCGAGCCGAGAAGCGGGGCAAAAAGCTGCCCCCACAGTTACACAAGGCGCTCCGTTCAGTCGCACAGGAAACCAGCGAGTAGAGGCGGAAGCTATTGTTGCTCAGTGCCTGACCACACGCACTGGCAGCGCATACGATCCGACAACAGAAACCTTGCCAATAGCCTTCGGCGCGCAAAACAGCGCCAACCAAGGCGACAGCGTGTCAACGGAAGTCACGCCAACGCTGGACAAGAGCAAGACGCCAGCGGTGGCGATACAGGCACAAGCGTTAAAGGAAAAACAGCCAAAGTCTCAAGGTTTTGGAATTGATGACAGCGACGTTTCTTATACGTTAACAAGCGGTGATCGTCACGCTGTTGGGACACAATCCGCCGTCCGCCGCCTCACCCCCATTGAATGTGAGCGCCTGCAAGGCTTCCCTGATGACTTCACGCAGATACCGTGGCGCAATAAGCCAGCAGAAGATTGCCCAGATGGGCCTCGATACAAGGCAATGGGCAACTCAATGGCTGTTCCGGTTATGCGCTGGATTGGGGAGAGAATACAAATGGTGGAGAGTTTAGATGACTGACAAAGAACTTGAGCGCATGATAAACGCAGCGGGCCTAATTGGAGCTATCTTTGGCTTCATCAGCGGCGCAGGCTTGATGGCGCTGGTGGGTATTATATTCTAGTAATCGTGTGGGTGGCCGTGAATGTTGGCACATTTAGCAGCGTCGAAACCAAAAAACAGTTGCGATGAAAAGCCACCCACTCAGACTTTGTAATCAAAGCCGCGCCCGGTCACAAGCGGTTATTTAAAGCTGTCGAATGTTTTTTGCATTGACAGCTTTTCATCCATAAATTCCTCTGGCGAAATGTATGTTGTCACAGAAGTCAGCTCGTCTCCCCGGCGGAATATCACAGCGCCTAATTCAATGGATACAAACGCAAACACGTCTGAAACATCGACGTTCTTCTTGGGCGTGTGGAATGCGTACCTGTTGGTGGTCTTGTGCGTCTTGCTTGCGGTTTTAACCTGCAAGGTCAACGTCTGTGTATCCGTCTGTATATACGCATCGTGATCTTTGATCTGGCACAGCGTGCAGATGTAGCCTGCAAGCGACAGGTAGGCGAGTGCTAAATGCTCTCCGGCCCTACCTACCGCCGCGCTGGCTTTTTGATCTTGCTTCGCCACTTAGCTAACTTAGCTAACTTAGCTAAACTAGGCCATGAGCCAAGTGTGGATTTTTTTGCTCTGGTTGCTTCGATCATCCAGACCATGATAGCCGCCGTTCACCCTGCGCGTGATGCGCTTGATGGCGTCATCCGTTACGCCTTCGTCAGCAATGGTAAACAATCCATTCTTGTTGAAGAACCACAGCGCAGTCTCAAAGGCATATTCGTCAGCCACCAAGTCCGGGTCAGTCATAACCTTCGGCACGCCCATGTCAGACGCAAACGCCCGATAATTATTACGCCCGGTAAGCTGCAAGAAACCTCGGCCAATGTACAGGCTCGCCTGCGCTTCATTCTCATTGCCCATGCGGCCAGCGTAGACCTTGCCAGCAAGTCCAGTGGGGTTCTTGGCATATGGCTCAGCATCGGCAACGGTTGGGAAACGCGAGGGCCAGACGGCTTGGATGCGTTCTGGCGTGCTGTAATACAGGCTCTCACGGGTGCGCTTGAAGCCACCACTTTCGTGCGATGCCTGCCCCATCAAGTGAGCGCCGCGCGCCGGGGATAGGTTGAAGTGTTTTGCGATTGCTCGCGCTGTATTTGGCCCAAACTCACCATCAGCTGTTGCGCCGATTTTAGCTTGGAGCGTTGCCATTGCCTTGCTCATTTTTTAGCCTTTTTCTTTGCTGTCTTGGCAGCCGCTTTAAATGCACTGGCCGTTGGCGCTCCCTTAGTGCCGGGCTTGCGCATTTTCTCTCCGCTTCCGGCTTTAATGCGCGCGCGCTTTTTTGCGATGTTTGAATACAGTCCCATTTCATCAAGTCCTCTTCGATTTAGTGCCGGAGCATTTCCAGCGCTTGCGTGAAAGATTTAGCGGGCTGTTTGGATCAGCCGCAGCCTTGGGAAACTTCTTCTTCTGCGCGGCAGAACGTGCGCAATATGCGTCACCCTTCGACGTGCCGGGCTTGACCCGTGGGCCGCCACCCTTCGCCTTACCCGCCTGACCGTAGCTGACCTTTTTACCGGACGCCGTAACCTTGACGCGGGCTTTGCCTTTTGCTGGTGTCGCCATTACTTTTTCAACCCCTTCACTGTGCGGATGCCAAAGCTCGCCGCAATGCTTGCATACATCGCCCACTGAAACCACTGCGGCGCAGCGTCAAGATTAGCAAAACCCTGCGCCATGTAAGGCTGTATGCCAGGTATGAAGCTGCCAAGAACGATGGCTATGAATGCCACGGTCCACGCCTCATCTTTCCACGAATTGTTGCTGGCCTCGATAGCAGCCTGCTCCCAACTGATCTCGCCAGTGGCGATTTTCATCTTGGTCTCAGCTTCCGCTTTCTTAACGGCAGTCTTGCCGTCAATGTAGCTCGCAGCTAAGCCGCCGAGTGATCCTATTATCTGACCGATCATTGTCCCACCTCATACTCTACTTTTGAGCTTGAACCAGTGTTGGTTACGCTCGTTTTGGACTCCTTACCCATCCAGATGCCAAAGCACCCTGTGAGAGCGCCCATACAGACGCTTACAAGCCCTGACTGGGCAACGCTGGGATCATCTAGGCTCATAAACCAATGCACCGCCTGATAGGTCAGCACAGTGACCGCCAGCATCATCAGTCGCGGCAGAACTTTCCAATTATCAAGTATCGTGTGTGCCATTACCATTTCCCCTGTTGTTTCCCGATCAGCCACAGCGTAGCCGCAAGCCCAGCCACACCAGCCAGCACAATAACACCTCCGACAACCCACATTATCAGAGCTTCTTTTATTTCAGCTTTGCGGTACTCGGTTTTCTTGCGTTGCTCCCGAACCCTGCGAAGAGTGTCCTTATATTCTTTTAAGCCAGTAGGGCCGTATTGGAACTGAATGATCGTTTCAATTTCCTTACGCATAGCCTGAATACGTTTTTGCGCAGAAAAAGCGTTGATAGCTTCCTGCTCGGCAGAGCCAGTCAATGATGCAAAGATGCTGGGATTCTTGGCCTTCTCAGCGGCGTAATTTACGTCACTGACCGCACCAGCAAACTTGCTCAATGCGCCTGACGCGTCCCGACCAGCGGCCAACAAAGTCTTGGCGCTGGATACAGCCGAGGCTGCGATGGAAAGTGCTGAAATTGGATCAATCATGCGTCTGCAAACCTCACTGGGCAAACATAATGTGGCGGCACGCTATACTTGCGATCATACCATTGCGCCTTTGTTATCTTCTCGCTGCCGCAATTATAATAGCAAGACTTCACCAGAACATTGCCTACACCCTGCACCCATGCGTGTCCAAAACTCACAAAGACCAGCGCGCAAAGCATCTACCTCTCCATCAGTCGATCTATTTTTTCTTCAAGACGGTCAAACTTGTTCATAATTTGAGAAAGCACTTCAGAGCTGTCCGACTTCGTGACATATTCCTTAGCCATCTCCTCACGGGTACGGTTGAGCAAGATGCGGAGACGATCCAGCTCTTCGCGTTGCGTCTTTAACCACCAGCCAATGCCAGCGATTACAACGCCAAAAAGTATATTCAAGATCGCGTCCATTTCCATTTTAGTAACTGCCTTCCCAGACCCGAAGGGCGCTAAATTCGCTGCTCATTAGCTTACGTTTTAACACATCTTTGACCGCTTGTGTATCGGTCCAAGCCACTCCAGCCTCTTTCAGCCACACATTCAGCAGGGCTAGGTCAACATTGCCAACGTGCTTGTAGTCGGAGGCAAAGCTGTTCTTCGTTACCTCACGGGCCTGCGCAGCGTCCTTGAGCATGTGTGATGCGTCAAAGGTTCGCTTGATAACCATGTTGTCGTCGTTATCAAACGAGATATTTTCCGAAATCTTGGTTGATGTATTAATCATTTACCCAAGCCTCGTTAATGTGGATGGTTGACGGATTGTCAGCGCGAAGAGTGCCGTTCTCATTGCGAGCGCGTTTTTTCTTTGCTGGCGCTTTGGCTTTGGCCACTGGCTTTTCAGCCTCAAGCGCACCAGCGCGAATTTCGTTTATTGCTTTGATTTCGTCAGCGGGAAGGTCGATCACGTCGCCTTTGAAAAACTTGCCAGCAGATGTAAAAACATTTGCAACGGTTACTGTGGCTTTTGTCATTTTAGTCTCCGTTTAAAGTGAAAATGGGGGCAGTCTCCCGCCCCCATCTCTTAGATTATGAAGTTGTACAGTCGGCGATGATGCCGTTTGCAGCTTCATTTTTGGCGCAGAGTGTNAGTTCTGTCACAACTTGGCGAGTAGTGTTGTCGCCAGTTTTTGCCAATGCCACGTTCTTCGTGCCACGCAGNGANGCAACTTCCCACATGTTATCTTGCATGATGAACACGTCGCGCGAACGGTTTTCGCGGGATGGCATNAACTCTACAGTACCCCAAGGTGTGACGTACACAGCCAAGGATTTAACAACGCGCTCGTCGCCAGCTTGTACGCTGGAACGCTGGTTGTTGTTACCTGTGAAGCCCAGAGCTACATTCATTTGGAATGCAGACAGATACACTGTGTCAGGCTTACCACCAGCAACCCAGATTGACTGCATAACAGTGTCAAAGTTGGCTTGTGAGAAAGCAGCCTGTGTGCCGTCTGTACGAGCGTCTGTGCCGTCCCCGGTTGGGTCTGCACCGCCGGAACCAGCTACGGTGTTTGTTGTCAACCAAGCTGGTGCGCCTGCAAGCTCACGAGCAACTGAAGAAGAACCAGCTGCACGAGCATTGTTGTCGAAAAGTGCTTTTTCGATGTCCAATTTTTGCTCTTTGGCGATTTTAAGTGTTTGATATGCAATTTCTTTTGCGCGACCTGCGTTATCGACATTATCGTCGGAGTCGGATACGACAACGGCGTTTTTGAAGATTTGCGTGTAGTTGCCCAAACGAGTTGTCGCTGTGCGAGCCTCGGCAGTGGTTGCGTCACCCTCGATGTGAGCGTTGGCGGCAGATGCGCGGAGGCTGTCTGTTTGCCACTCTACGAAAGTGTTGCGTGCGGCCTTTTTAGCAGACTTGCTGTAAAAGGGTGTTTCCTCTGGCGAAATATTGTGGATAACATCGCTGAGGTCTTCACGGATGCCTACGGAATCATAGGTATCAAATGTGTTGGTTGGCTGTGCCATTAGTGTGTCCTTTCAAAGACTTACTGATTTAAGATCAAGCTCAATGCGTCGTCTATTGAGCCAGTTTTCTGCAAGCGCGACTGCGCTTTTTTACGAGTTGCAACATTTCCGTCTTGCCGTTTTTTCGCACCAGCTTTCACCACTGGCCGGGCTTTCTCACCTTTGGCCTGTGTTGATTTGCGCTTGGCCACAAGTGCGCGGTACTTGCGGGCGTCATTCAACGCTCGCACATAACGTGCATCTGACACGGCAGCCATTTCGTCTGCCGTAAAGCCATATTCCATGCCAACATTCATCAGCTCACCCTTCAATTTCTCACCCTTTTCTGGATCAGCAATTTCTGGGATATGTTGCTTCAAGATTTCAGCCTGCTCTTGCAGATACGACTGGTGCGCCTGCGTTTGCTGCTGAGCTTGTTGCTGCTGCATTTGTTGCATTTGGAATAAGTTTTGGTCGTACTGTGCCTTACTCTCGTCATACTTGAGCTTTTCTTCCATGTACCCGATTGGGTCACTTTCAAACAACTCGCGTGTAGGCGGGGTTGGAGCTTGCAGTCCACCGATTTGCGCTTGCTGGTGCAGCTGAAAGAATTGCTGCTGCTGCTGCTGAAATAGGGCCTTTTCTTGGTCAAGTTGCTTTCGCACTTGAGCATTCTCTTGAAGCCCACGTCCAATTGCCGATTGTCCCGCGTATCCTTGCTTCAACTGATCCAGTGTCCGTTGCTCTTCCTTGCCGTCAACCTTGACGGTGTAAAGCACGGTGTCTTCAGCGGCTTCTACTTGGTCTTCGTCGTCAATTTCGACATCATCAAGATCATCGCCTTGATCTTCGCTGGATGCCTCAACGTCATCTTGCTCTTCGTCTGCAACCTCAACTTCTTCAGACTGATCGTCATCAGGCTCAATCATTGCGTCCACAGCTGCGTCAAAATTATTGTCCTCAGAAGTTTCCTCTGAGGGTGCGAGTAGGCTATCTACTGCGTCTTCTAGGGTAGTCGATTCCATCGGTGCTACGTCCTTTGTTTGCGATCCAAAAGCGTCTCTGCTGCAAGTG